CGACGGTGAAGGCGATGGTACCCTGCAGCATCGCGAACTGCGGCGTGTAGGAGGTGGACATATCGTCCCACGGCTCCCAATACGTCTCATCCGCGCCGTCGGCGGTCTTGATGTCGATATTCATAGCCCAAACTCCTCGTAGTCGCGGCACTCGCCGCACTCGTCCTCGCAGTACAGCAGGTTCTCCATGAGCCACGCCACGGCCCACTTCGCCAGGCGCCAGAACCCTTCCTTGCGGTCAGGCGCCTCCGCGTCGTAGGCGCGCTCGAACTCGAGGTGGCAGTAGCCGTAGTCGACGTGGATGTCGCTGCCGCAGAAGTGCCTGCAGTTCCCGCACATCCGAGGCTCGCAGGCCCCGCCGAAGTGGCGCTCGATGGCGGCATCGGTCACCCCCATCGGGTAGCCGCCGACCCTCGAGTCACTCATCGCAGTCCGCCCCCCCTACGCTCTCGTCGAGCAGGTCGATGGCATCCCCGACGGTCGCCTCGATGCTCGTCAGCTGGCGGCGCAGGTTCTGCACGAGGCTCGCGTCGGCGACCTCCGCCCTTCCCGCCTCGTAGGCGCGCTCGATCATGTCGGTCACCGCGACCTGCATCGCCGTGTCGTTGTAGCCGCGCCTGACGCGGTACTTCCCCAGATAGGCGTGCGCCCTGTCCTGCGGCCTGCACTCGCGGTCAAAATGGAACACCTCGACCGCGTCGGCCTTGATCTGCTCCAAAGTCTCCATCACAAACGTCCCCTCTCTCGGTTCCTCTCGTTGCAGCGCTCGATTGCCGCGTCCACGTCCTCCTGCGTGAACCCCTCGGCGTCGAGCAGGCTGACGACCGCCTGGACCACGTCCATGCACTCGTCGATAAGGTTCTGGCGGTACACCCTGCGCGCCGTCATGATCGGGCTGAGGCGCATGTCGTCTCAATCCTGCCAAGCGCCGTATACCTCGGCCGCCTCCTCGAGCGGCTTGAGCGCCTGCACCTTGGGTGCGTCCGGCTCATCGAGCGCCCCGAACTCGAACTTGTAACCGTCCCGCATCAGATTCGTCTCCCCTCAGCCAGCGCGGCGCGCATGGCGTTGACCTCGCGGCCCAACTCGCTCCTCGTCCCGAGGTACACGTCCACGGGTCGCTTGCTCTCGTTCCTGTGAGCCACGTTCTCGCACCAGCCGCAGCAGTACCGCTGGTGCGCGCCCCTCGCGCGGAACCGCCTGCCGCACTGACGGCACACGAGCACGTTGCCCCCTCGCATGTCCCGCGACTCAGCCCTCATGTCGCGCCTCCCAGTAGTTGCACCTAGCGAGCCCCTGCGTGGTGTGCACGAAGTCGGGGCAGCGCATGCACGTGTACCGCTTGCGGCCCTCGCCGGACGCCGTCATGACCGCCTCGCTCACGGCGCAGAACCCGCACGTCTCGCAGCGGGCGCTGCGCGGCCCGTCGTCGTAGATGTCGGCGAACCCCTCGGGTCTGCCCATGTTCTCGCTCCTCTCGGCGTCCAAGCTCATGACGCCCTCCTCTCGCATGCGGCCCTCGCATCAAGCAGACGCCGCGCGTCCTGGTACGCCTTGAGCGCCACCGGGTCGGCGGTCGTCCCTCTCGGGGCCTTCACCTTCGCCGGGTCGATGCCCGGATATTCCTCACGCCACCTGCGCTCGAGCTCCGCCATCGTCTGCTCGGGCGTCCTCGTCGGCTTGAACGTGGCGGCTTGAATCTCGGCGTCGGTCGGCTTGCCTCGGGCGTGGGCCTCGGCGTCGAGCTGCTTCTGCTTGCTGTTCCACAGCATCGCCGCTGCCTTGAGCGAGGTCACGGGCATCCCGCTCGAGCGGATCCAGCCCTGCGACTCGTAGTGCGCCCAGAACTTGTCGGGGTCGCCGCTGATGCAGTTGGCGGCGAAGTACGTGCGGCACTCCTCGAGCGTCGGAGGCTCGAAACCCTCGGTGGTGGTGGCGCGCGTACCATCAACACAAGCTAGGCTAGGTAAAGCTAAGCTAGGACAGGTTAGGTTAGGGTTTTCGCTTTCGGAAACCTCGGTTTCGGGTTCGGTAAACCTAGGTTTCCCGTTTTCAAAACCTAGGTTTTCGCTTTCGGAAACCTCGGTTTCGGGTTTTTGCTCAGGCTCGGGTTCGGGCTCCGGCTCGGCCTTGGCCTTGCGCGGCCTGCCGCCCTTCTTGGCCTGCTCGCGCTTGTTCTTGGAGTTGTCGATGGCGTTCTTGAGTCCCTTGAAGGCCCTTTTGACGCTCTTGGGCAGCTCGATCTCGACCCCGTGGAGGCCGTACATGAGCACCGCGTCCGCGAGCATCATGCGCTCCCTCATGTCCTCGGGGTCGTTCGGATCGTAATCGTCGTAGAGCTCGGCTATCGAGCTGGCGAAAACCGTGAAGTCGTTGGCCATCAGAACCACCCCCAGAGAAGCGAAGAGAAGAACAGGAAACCCGCGGAGAAGGAGGCGGCGAACAGGGCCGCCTCCCAATGGTCGCGGATGATGTCGGGTACGTGCCTCATCAGAACGGCACATCCTCGTCGTAGAACTCGGACTGCGGGACCGCGGCGTAGGCCTGCTGGGCGCTCCACTGCGGCGCGGCCTGCGCCTGTGGCTGCACGGGCACCGTGTCCGCGAGGCTCTGCTGCGGCTGGGCCTGCGTCTGCCCCTCACGGCGCACCATGACCTCGATCTCGTCGACGATAACCTCGAGCTTGGAGCGCTTCTGGCCGTCGCGCTCCCAAGAGCTGTAGCGCAGTTTGCCCTCAATGGCGACCTTCATCCCCTTGGCGAGGAAACGGCCAACGGCCTCGGCGCGGTTGCCGAACATGGTGCAGTCGACGAAGTTGGGATAGTCCTCCCACTCGCCGGTCTGCGCGTTGCGGCGGCGGTCGTTTACCGCCATGCCAAAGGACAGGACCTGCGTGCCGCCGGCGGTGGCGCGAAGCTCGGGGTCGCGGATGAGGTTGCCGCTGATGTTCACTCGGTTGATGCTCACTGCCCGTCCTCCTTCGCGGTCATGTTGTTCTCGATAAACGCGACAAGGCGCGGCCCCTGCATGTAACCAAGGCCGCTCACGCGGCGGCCGTCGGGGATGTCAAGCGCCTTGACGATCACCTTCGCCTTGACCGTGCCGATGCCCGGGAACGAGCGGGCGAACTCCTCGACCTTGAGCCTCTGCGCGATGGGCGCTTCGATGGCCGCCTCGGGCGGGATGTTGCCCGCCTTGCAGGCGGCCTTGAACGCGGCGCGCTCGCGGCGCGTGTGGACGGCCTTCGCCATCGCTTCCTTGCGCTGCTCCGGCGTTCGGAGCGGCGGTAGGTTTTTCTCCTCCATGTCCTACATCCTCTCGACGTATCCGTGAATGCCGTTGTCGACCATGACGGCCCTCACGCGGCGCAGCTCGTCTGCCGTGGCGCACTCGATGACAACGCGGTAGCCCCTCTGCGGTGCTGGGGCCGCATCCTCGGCCACATCCGGCTCGGGGCGCGACGGGACCACCCGCACACACCTCGGCACGCCCAAGGGCGGCCCTGGCTCGGGCTGCTCGTCGGGCAGCGGCTCGGGGTCGGGCGGCAGCGGCGCGGGCTCCGGCTCGGGCTCCGGTGCGGGCGCCATCGCCTGCTCGTAGGTCGCCGCGAGCGCGGCGGCCTTGGCGACCTCCTCGCGGTGCGCGGCGACCGCAGCCGCCACCTCGCCCGAGTCCGCCGGCAGGGTCCTCGCCCACCACGCGACGGCCCACGCCTTCTCGGACTCGTCCGCGTAGTCGAGGCCGTTGACGAACTTGAACTGGTGCAGCAGCTCGCCCACGCGGCGCTCGATGATGTTCTTGGCCTTGACCTCGCCGAAGCTCGCGTTGAGCCACTTGTCGTCGGCGATGCGCTCGTATGGCACCAGCGGCCCCATCTCGCCCGCGAGGTCGCAGTAGTGGCCCTTGAGCGCGGTGAGGCGGCGGGCCCTGCACTCGCCGTCGTATCGGTCGATTTCGGCCTTGTACTTATCGGAGAGCTTGTCGATTGGCGCCGTGATCTCGCCTATGGCCTCGTCGAACGTCTTTAGCAGGTCTCTGTACTTCTTCTTTGCGGCCTTGCGCTGCTCCTCGATGGGCTCCTTCACGGCGTTGACCGCCGTGCGGTACTTCTTTGCCGCCTTGAAGTCCTCGTCCTTCTCGATGTGCTTGACGTCCACGTAGTCCGCCAGCTTCTCGTCCACGTTCTTCTTGAGCTTTGCCAGCTTGTCCTCGAGCGTGTCGTCGATGGCGAGAGACGCCACCAGCGTGTCGAAGTCCTCCTCGAGCGGCACGGCCTCGACCGCCAAAACCTCGTCTGCCATTAGAAGCCTCCCAGAAGGTCGTCGTCGGTCGCGTACTCGGCGGGCGCGGGCTCATAGACGGGCACGGGCTCCGGCTCGGGTGCGGCGGGCTCGGGTTGCGCCTTGCGGGCCGCGATCTCCTCCTCCATCCACGAGGCCGCGCGGCGCGCCTGCATGAGCGTCATGTCGTGCATGTTGCCCGACGAGCAGCCCACGGCGGCGCAGATGGCGGCCATGGCCCCGGCGCTGTCGAGCCCAGTCGCCGCCATGAACGGCTTGAACAGGTCGCGCACGGGCTGCAGGTCGGCCACGGGCTCGACGCTCTCGGCCTCGACGGCCTGAGTGCCGGCGTGCATGTCGCGTTCGACCTTCTGGTCCATCTCCTCGCCCGTGTACATCCCGCCGAACTCGTCGGGGTAGGCCAGGCGCCACGCGCCGGCCTTGGCGCACTTCTCGATCATGACGCCCGGCATCTTCGCCCAGTTGCTCTTGCCGGTGCTGTAGTCGGTGAGCGCCAGCTCGACGTATGCGGGCTTCTTGCCGTCGGTGAACGCGACCTCTGCCCAGCCGCCGATGAGCTGCTCCCCGATCATCTTGTAGACTGCGGAGCCCTTCTTCTTGACGACCTCGCCGTCGCGGAGCACCACGACGCCGCTCTCGATGCCGCCGTAGTTGGGCTGGCGGTTCGCGCGGCGGTTGAACACCTGGTAGGAAGTGATGATGCTCGCCGGGGCGCTGCCGTACTTGACCAGGTACACCTCCTTGGTGAACGGGTTCAGGTGCTGGCGGTTGCAAAGCTCCACGCACAGCGCCAGCTCGCCGTCGGTGGCGTTCGGGCACAGGCGCTCGCGGATGTCCTGCGAGGTGAACTTGACGGGCATGCCCGCATCGTCCTTGTACTCGATGATCCCGTTACTCATTGATGGTCACCCCTTCGTCCTTGATCTCGACCTTCTCGATGTCCACGCCCGCCAGCTCGGCGAATACGCCGCGCGGCCCGTTCAGCTTGTAGATGCGCTCCATGCGGCCGGCGCTGCCGACAATGGAGTCGTAGACCTCGGGGTCCTGCGACTCGGCTCCCAGCAGCTTCACGCTGTACAGAAGCCCGTAGGCGATGCCGCGCAGGCACGCTGGCTTCAGGCCCCTCTTCCCTATCTCGGCGCCATCCTCGTCTGCGAGGCAGATAAGGTTCGTGGCGAACTCGTCCAGCACCTCGAACGCATCGCCACCGACTTGGACGTCTATGTGCATGTACTCCATTGCTTAATCTCCGTTTCTCTTCTTCTCCCTGGTTCCTGCGAACCAGCCGCGGTAGACCCGTATGTCCATATGCGGCTCGATGCCGCGCATCCGGGGCCACTTGACGACATGGAGCTCGACCACCTGGTTGTCGTCACCCCAGACAGCCCCGTTCATCCCGTCCAGCACCAGCTTGGCTATGTTGTCCGCGTCCGGCTTGAACGTGTAAGGCTCCGACGTGATGCTCTTCGGCCTCGACTCCGGCAGCGGGCCGTACGCGTCGATGCGCACCGCGACGGGGACCCTGAACGGGAACAGCATCCCCTTGAGACCCGGGTACGCCTCCCGCATGGCCTTGAGCGCCGCGTCGCGGATGGCGGCCTCGTTGCGGATGGTCTCGGTGGGCGTGTACATCCGCGCGTGGCGTCGGTCGAGCCTGTGGCGAAGCTTGCCGGCCACGAACGGGACGGTGAACGCGAAGTTCCTTCCGATCACAGCACCGACCCCATTCCGAGCACGACGCGGATGCCGTCCGCCGCGAGCAGCATCGCCCGCAGGACGTAAGGCATGAGCGCGTACACCGCGAACAGGAGCGCGATGTACGCAGCGCACCTAAGCAGCCTCGATGCCATGCGTTCCCTCCTCGATCCACTGCTCAACCCATTCCGGGCGCACCATGCGCCCCACCTTGCGCCCCTCGGGCAGCTGCGAGCGCAGGCGGCCCGCCTTGCACTCGATGCGCAGCGTGTCGTAGGGCACCCCCGTCACCCTCGACGCCTCGCGCAGCGTGTACATGAGCTTGTGCCTGATGCCAAGCTCGTCGGCCATCTGCTGGAACGTTTTGGCTCTGCTAGAATCCATGAGTGACCTCCTTTCAGGTCAGGGAGCCGTCCCCGCTTTCCACACCGGGCGGCTCCTTTTTTGTCTTTCCGGGGCCTCGCCCCCGGCACGGCACCGGTAGGGAACGTCCCCGCGGATGGTTATGGAGAGCCGCGGGGCAACGGTGCCGCCCCGGGGATGGGGCCCGCGGGTATTGCCTGAGCGGCAACACCCGCGTTAACGCGTTACACACGCGTTGGGCTTCGGGCCATGATTCGTAGACAGCAGACATATCGCCCGAAGCACGTCCGACCAGCGGCCCCCTACTCGTGCGGCTCGTCGACTGGGTCGAGCGGCACCCTCGCATCAGCGCCGCGATCGTCCTCGCCGGGTTCATCAACGACGCCTGCGACCTGCTTGGGCGCGTCGTTGATCTCGCGATGTTTCTCATGAAGCTCGCGGGTGTGCTCTAGCACGAACGCGACCGCGAGAACGTCGAGGAAGACCCGGACGGCCGCATGGATAAGGTTCAACATCGCCGCCGCCCCTACTTCGTGCCCACGATCGGCTGGGAGCCCTCGGGCACGACGACGAGGTTGCCGTCCTTTCCGATGCTCTTGAGCGCGTCGATGTAATGCTGCTGGAGGACCTGGTCGTTGAGCGAGTTCGCGAGGACGGCGTTGGCGTCCGCCTCGCCCTGCGCCTCGATCTTCTTTGTTTCGGCCTCGACCTTGGCCGTCTCCTGCTCGTTCTGGGCCTTCTGCTTCGCGACCTCGGCGGCCTGAGCCTCGCTGTAGCTCTTGGTGATGTTCTTCGGGTAGCGGACGTCCTGCACGCTCACCTGCTCCACCGTGAGGCCTATGCCCTTCCACTTCTCGGTGAGGGCCTTCTGGACGGCCTTGGTGAACTGGGAGCGGTCGGTGAGCATCGTCACCGTGTCGAAGCCGCCCGAGACCTCGCGGGTGACGGCGCGGACGTCGTTGGAGATGTACTTCTCCACGAAGCTCTCCTGCGTGCCGTACTCGCTGTAGAGGCTGAGCGCGGCGTCGGGGTTCAGGGAGTAGTTGACCTGGATGTCGACGTTGGCGCTGGCGCCCGACTTGTCGTTGATGGAGACCTGCTTGCCCTCGTAGGAGCCGCCGTCCACCTCGTAGTCGGTGTCCCCGTAGAAGTTGATGAGGTTGTTGCGGACGTCGTAGGTCACGACGTCCTGCCAGGGGGCCTTTGCGTGGAAACCGGCCTCGGAGGTCGAGCCGGCGAGCGAGCCGCCGAGGTTGCGGATGAAGGGCACAAGACCGGTGGCAAGGATCTGAAAGGCCGTGCCATAGGCGATCACGCGGATGTATTCCGCGGCCAGAGGGCGTGCCTCGTCCTGCGCGCCGAGCACCGTCAGCACCGGGCCGAGCAGCCCGAGCAGCACCGCCGTGAACACCGCGCTCGTCGCGAGCAGCAGCAGCACCGTGCCGGAAAAGCACGTGCGCGGCGTCTGTTCCTCCCCGCGCGCCTGCAAAATGGTGCAGCGGATTGCACCGGCGAGGCCGATGCCCGTGCCGACAGCCTGCAGCAGCGCCGCTGCCGGATAGGCAAGCGTGATGGCAGCGAGACCGAGGTCGCCGAGCGATTGGCCGATGAAAAACCCGTCCACGATCGTG